GTAAACGAGATGAATAGATTTCATCATCTAGATAACAAACTTCAGTTTGATTTTTTACTAAATACCTTGAGAACTCGCAAAAGATACAGTGCGTGGATGAAAGCGAGTAAACTAAAAGATCTAGAGTATGTTAAAGAGTATTATGGATATAGTAATGAAAAGGCAAAGTCTGCTCTTAATATGCTAAATGATGAACAATTAAACTCTATTAAAAATAGATTGAATAAAGGTGGCAAACATGGAAGATAATTACACATGGTCACAAGAGCAAATGTTCGAGGTTGCATTAAAAGAGCCAGATGACTTTTTAAAAGTTAGAGAAACTCTTTCTCGTATTGGTGTCGCTTCTCGTAAAGAAAGGAAGTTGTATCAGTCGTGTCATATCTTACACAAACAAGGAAGATATTTCATAGTACACTTTAAAGAACTTTTTGCTCTAGATGGCAAAGATACAAACTTGACTGAGAACGATATCGCAAGAAGAAACACAATCGTGAAACTTCTCGGTGACTGGGGATTGATTGCAATGAAAGATAACCCAGAACCAATCGCACCATTAAGTCAAATTAAAGTTATTTCATTCAAAGAAAAAGATGAATGGACTTTAGAAACTAAATATAACATCGGTAACAAAAAGAAACAGGCAACAGGGTAATGTCTTATTCAGATAAGGTAATTGATCATTATGAGAATCCAAGAAATGTAGGTTCTTTTAATGACGAAGATAAATCTGTAGGCACTGGCATGGTTGGTGCTCCAGCTTGTGGTGATGTAATGAAACTTCAAATACAAGTGAACAATGATGGAGTAATCGTAGACGCAAAATTTAAAACCTATGGTTGTGGTTCAGCAATCGCATCATCATCTCTGCTTACTGAATGGGTAAAGGGTCGAACACTAGACGAAGCAAAACAAATCAAGAATGTTGATATTGCTGAAGAACTAGCACTACCGCCTGTAAAAATACACTGTTCAGTATTAGCAGAAGATGCCATACAGAGTGCGATAGATAACTACTTAATTAAAAATGGAGACAAAAATGGGAAATAAAATAATCAACGCATTAGCAAAGAAGTATGAATATGAGATTGCTTCTGCTAAGGCAAATATTCAAGCATATATTGATAGTCCAGTAGGTATTGGTGAACATCCAGATTTAGTAAATGCTGTAGATTCTGAAATGGCAAAACTTGCAGAAGCAACTGATAAGTTAGAAACGATAGTCGCAAACTATCCATCAGAAGCAGATGCTCATTTTTTAATCGAGTCACAACAAGAACGTGATGTATAAAACACTTGACAAAACGATATGAATAAGTTATACTTGACTCCTACTACTGAGAATACTATATTATGCGTTTCTATACTAATGTCGCACTTTGGGGCAATAATCTTTTACTGAGAGAATATAAAGACGGGGAACGAATTAATCGCAGGGTTAAATATTCCCCAACTTTGTTTTGCCCTGTAACTAAAGAAACTGGTTACAAAACCTTACAAGGTAAAAATGTAGCACCTGTCCAACATCCTACTATTCGTGATGCGAAGGAGTGGGTCGAAAACTATAAAGACCAACCACATCTAGTTTATGGTAATACTATGTATCAATATAGTTATCTTTCTGACACATACGAAGGTAACATAGATTGGGACATTGACAAACTTCTAGTATTTACTATTGACATTGAAGTTGCTTGTGAGAATGGGTTTCCTTCTCCTGAAAATGCGATTGAACCAATGTTATCTATTACAATTAAAAATCATCAAAACAAACAAATATTAGTATGGGGTATCGGTGACTATCACACTGATAGAGATGATGTTACATATGTTAATTGTGATGGTGAGATACATTTACTTAAAGAGTTCTTATCTTTCTGGGAAAATAACTGTCCTGATATTATTACTGGTTGGAACACTGAGTTCTTTGATATCCCATATATATGTAATCGTATTAAAAATGTTTTTGGTGAAGAAGAAATAAAAAGACTATCTCCTTGGAAGAGTGTTTCTAACAAAGTCATAGTTAAGATGGGACATAAACAAGAGTTGTTTGATATTCTAGGTGTTGGTCATCTAGATTATTATGACTTGTATAGAAAGTTTACATACACTAATCGTGAGAGTTACAGACTTGATCATATCGCATATATTGAGTTGGACGAAAGAAAGGATGATAATCCTTACGAGACATTCAAAGATTGGTATACAAAAGACTATCAATCTTTTATTGATTATAACATTCAAGATGTAGAGATTGTAGATAAACTTGAAGACAAGATGAGATTAATTGAACTGTGCCTAACTATGGCATATGACGCAAAAGTAAATTACATGGATGTTCTTGGTTCTGTAAAATACTGGGATGTACTAATATACAACTATTTAAGAGAAAAGAATATAGTCATACCTCAAAAGACCTCAAGCGAAAAGGGTGAACAGTTTATCGGTGCTTATGTAAAAGACCCACAAGTTGGTTCTCATGATTGGGTGCTTTCATTTGACCTAAATAGTTTGTATCCGCATCTAATAATGCAGTATAATATTTCACCTGAAACTTTAGTTTCTAAGGATAATAAAGTTCCAGGAATGAGTATAGAAAAATTACTCAACAAGGAAGTAGATACATCCATACTAAATGAGGTGACTCTAACACCGAATGGTGCTTTGTTTAAAACAGATAAGAAAGGATTCTTACCAGAACTTATGGAAACTATGTATAGTGACCGAGTGAAGTATAAGAAACTGATGATCGAGGCAAAGAAAGAATATGAACGAACAAAAGATAAACGACTTCTCAAAGATATATCAAGATATAATAACATCCAGATGGCCAAGAAAATTTCACTTAATAGTGCATATGGTGCTATTGGCAATAATTGGTTTCGTTATTTCAACATCCTTACTGCTGAAGCAATTACTACTTCTGGTCAGTTATCTATTAGATGGATTGAACAATCTGTTAATGGGTATCTTAATAAGATTCTTGGAACCAATGACACCGATTACATTATTGCATCAGATACAGATTCAATTTACTTGCGTCTTGAAGGACTCGTTAGAAAAATATTTGATAAAGGAGAAGGAATACCAAATGATGATGCAACAAGACTCAAGATCGTTGACTTTCTGGATC